CCGGCCTCGCCTCGTACAAGGCCACCCGCGGTCTCGTCACCCGCGCCTCGTTCACGGAGGCCGCGTAGACCACGTTCGCCACCGCCCAGACCACCCGCCCACACGCCACCACCCCGGAGGACACGATGAGCGACGCCCGCACCGACTACACCAACGCCCTGCGCCAGTTCGCTGACTGGCTCGACGCCAACCCCCAGTACGACGCGCCCGCGTCCCAGAAGCTCCTCGTGCCGCTGTCCACCAACCCCGCCGTCCGCGAGTTCGCCGACCGCCACGGCCTGGAGGTGGCGATGGACGCCGAGGGCAATCTGTCGGCCGAGATCAAGTTCGGCCCGATCGCCTACCACGTCTACGGCTACGTCGACTTCGAGGCGCACGTCGCCGCGAAGAGCGAGCGCGACGCCCGCACGTGGGCCGGCAGGAACGGCCTGGAGATCGTCGCGAAGACCAGCAACTGACCGACCCCCGGCCCGGCGGCCGACCGCCGCCGGGCCCGCCAACTGCCGAGGAGCCCGTCATGACGCCCGCTGACACCGTCGAGCTGCTCGTCTGCGAGGCCTGCGGGAAGCGCGCCGACGACCGCGCGTTCCGGGCCTGGGCGCACGGCGAGGTCGATGACCAGATCTGTGACGAGTGCCTCGCCGTCCAGGCCGACACCGCGCAGTGGGACCGGCACAACGCCGCCGCCTACTACCACCGCTGACCAAGGACGACCGTGGCTGACCCGAACGACATCTGGCGGCTCATGGGCGCCCTCGCGGACGCTGCCACTGCCGCCGACGAGGCACGCCGCCGCGACCGTGCCGCGCGCCGCAACACCCCCGAAGCGCGCCAGGCCCGCTCCGAAGCAGCCCAGCGCGGCTGGCAGAAGCGACACGCCCGCGAAGCCGCAGAGCAGGCCGCCGAAGCCGCCGCCGAAGCCCGTGACGCTGAACTCGACGCCCGCACTGGGTCGGGCCCGTGGTGCGACTCCATGGACCACGACTCGACCGGCCGCGAGACGTTCTGCATCCGCGAACCCGAGCACGACGACGACTGCGAAGACGTGTACGGCCACACCTGGCCGAACCCGAGCGCGTGGTGATCAACAGCTGACGCGACATCAACCGCCCGTTGCCGTAACCCTAGGGTTACGCTACGGTGACAGCAATGAACCCGAGCCACTGGCGCACCCGGGTGGAACAGGAAGACGAGCTGCTGCAACAGCTCCGAACCCTCATGGCCCAATCCGGCCAGCGCCGCGCAGCAGCGTTGACCGATGGCGTAACAGAACTCGGCACCATCGACGCCGTCGCCCAAGCACTCGGCATCAGCCGACCAGCCGTCAGCAAGGCCATCCGCAAACACCGGCCCGCAGCAGCAGGCCCAGCGACAACCCCATAACGACAGCGGCCCCGGCCTGGCGACTGCAATCGCCAGGCCGAGACCACCTGACCACAGGAGATTCCGCCTCCGATGGCCACCCCGAACCATACCTTCAGGCGCACCCGCCCCGAGGTCCGCACCCGCACCGTCCCGCACACCGTGAGCGGCAAGACCGCCATGGTCACCGAGGAGTACACGGTCCACGTGCCCGTGCCGCCCCGGGACTGGGACCGCATCCTCCTCGGCGGCGTCACCGTCGCCACCGCCGCGATCCTCGCCGCCTCGGTCGTCTGGTCCACGGCCAGCGTCGGCGCCCTGCTGGCGCTCACCGTCACCGAGGGCATCGCCTACACCGTGGCCACGATCTTCGACCTCGCCTGGATCATCTTCATGGCCGTCGAGTGGCTCAGCCGCTACAACCCGCGCAGCGCCGTCCTCCCGCGCCGCGCCGGCCACGCGGCCCTTGCCATCGCCATGGTCGCCGTCTTCGTGCACGGCATCACCGCCGGCGGCCGCAACGGCCTCGCCATCGGCATCATCGGCTCCGTCATCTCCGCCCTCGCCAAGACCGTGTGGACGGTCGTCATGCGGCACACGGCGAAGCGGCTCGACCCGCGCACACAGCAGTGGGTCGACCAGCAGCAGGCCGAAGCCGGCGCCCGCCTCGCCCTCGCCGGCATCCACCGGCAACTCGCCCGCGCCGAAGGGCAGTGGGCCGACGCGCTCGCCGCCCTGCCCCCGGCCGACCCGGACCCGGACAGGCCGTCCGGACAGCCGGACACCAGCGACGCCGACACGCAGTCCGCTGTCCACGCGGCCCTCGCCACCATGCCGGACGCCACCCCCGAAGCGATCGTCGAGCAGCTCGGCCAGCTCGGCATCACGACCGACACGGACACTGTCCGGCGCCTGTCCGGACAGCCGGACAGCAGGTCAGCGACCCTGCTCCGCCTCGCCGACCACCGCGGCTCGGACAACCTGTCCGCGACTGTCCGGCTCCTTGTCCGCGACGGCATCACCGACCCGGACACGGCCCTCACCCTGGCCCGCTGGGTGCACGGCCCGGACGTGAAGCCGGAGACCGTCAGCCGCCTCCTCAGCCGCTTCGCCGTCTGAAGGCGTCTCCCATGGCCGCCTTGCCCTTCGCGTGCGCCGCCCTGCTCGCCTTCGCCGGCGTCTACCGCATCAGCGACCGCCCCGGCCGCCAGACGCTGCGCTACGTCGGCGTCACCGCCCTGTGGGCCACCTGCATCATCCTGATCATCACCAGGAGCTGACCCGCCATGCCGCTCGACCTTGCGGCGCTGCGCCCGGCCTACAACGGCACCGCGCTCGCCGCCGCCCTCACCATCCCCGGCCACCTGTGGGCCGGTGTCCTCGCCGCCGCCGCCACCCAGGAAGCACCCGGCGCCGCGGTTGGCCTCACCGCCGCCGCCGGCCTCGTCGTGTGGGTCTTCGACCGCACCCGCTACCGCGACGCCGACGGCCACCGCCACCCCTGGTGGGTGCCGCGCGTCGCCGTGTGGACCGTCGCCGTCGCCGGGCCCGCCTACTGCGTCGCCGCCCACCCCGCCATGCTCAACATCGTCACCGGAGCGCACCTGTGAACGTCACCATCACCCTCGGCGGGCTGCTCGTCGGCCTGGTCCTGATCCTGCGCCAGTTCCTGCCCGCCACCTGGGCGCTCCTCAAGCTCAAGGCCGGCAAGAGTCACGGCCACCACCACGACCAGGAGAACGCGGCGCCGGCCCGGTTCAACATCCGCGAGCACGTGCCGTTCCTCCTCGGCGCGATCGTCGGCATGCTGGCCATCGCCTGCCCGGGCGGGTTCATCGGCATCGCCGCCGCGAAGATCGTCGGGATCAGCAACACCGCTGGCGACAAGGTCCTCGCCGCCGGCGCCGGCGGCTCGACCACCGCCGTCACCCGCCACGCCACCGCCACCATGACCCAGTACGGCGCCCTCGTCACCGTGCTGCTCGTCGCCGCCGTCATCATCCTGCGCAAGCTGCTCGACAAGCGGATGCGCGGCCAGCTCGGCTCCGGCCTGTGGTGCGGCTCCACCCTCGGCCTGTCCGCGGGCGCGGCTGGCCTGCTCGGCTCCGTCCTCATCCCCGCGGCCAACCAGCTCGGGCACCTGATCGGCGGCCAGGCATGAAGGCCGGCTGGCGGATCCGGCGCCTCGCTGATGGTTCCGCGCTCGTGGCCCGCCGCGTCGGCCGGGCATTCGTCCCAGTCGACGAGGACGGCGAGCTTCGGCTGCTCGCCACCACCGTCCGGTGCGGCGTCGGCCTGTGGGTCGGCAGCGGGATCCTCGGCCACGCGCACCCCTCGCCGCTGTGGCTCGTCGGCGGCACCTGCGCCTGGTGCATCGCCGCGTGGCGGGCCGAACCCGACGCCGAGGAGCAGCAGCCCGAGCAGACGGCCGCCGGGCCGGTTCACACCGACGCCGAGATCTACGCCTCCGCCGTCGACCACCTGCGCGAGCTGATCGGCGACCGCCGCGCGGTGCTCCTCGGCGAGGTGCTGGCCGACTGGCAGGCGCACGGCTGGGTCGGCCAGGTGCCGGCCGCCGAGCTCGGCCGCCAGCTGGTCGCCCGCGGCATCCCCGTGCGGCCGTCCGTGAAGGTCGCCGGATCGGTCGGGCCGGGCGTCCACCGGGACGACCTCCCGGCCGTCGCCGAGCCCCTCCCCGACGCCCCTGCCGTGGCCGCCGGGTAGCAGGTAGAGCCGCAGGTCACAGCGCCTCTACCTACCCCACCTACCTACCTGACTACCTGCCCCTGGAGGCTCCGATGCTGCGCCGTCTGACCGTCGCCCTGGCCGCCTGGTCCACCTGCCCGCTGTGCGGCTGGTGGGTTCAGGGTGGCCACGTCTGCCACCCCGCCGACCGCTGACCAACCCGCCGCCCCGGGCACTCCCCGGGGCGGCCCGCTTGCGAGAGGATGAGGCCATGAGCGCGATGACGCTGGTCGGCCACGACTGGCGGACCTACCCCCGCATCCTTGCCGACGCTGTCCGCTGCACCCTCGGCCGGCACCGGGCCGTACTCCACGCCCACCGCGACGGGATCACCGCGTCCGTCTGCTCCTGCGGTGCGGCACGTCAACTCGACCGCGCAGGATGGCATCACCGCCGTTCCATTCGGCCACGTCCGGGCACTCCCGACTTGATCACCGGGAGCGGGCAGTGGTGACCAGCGAACTGGTGGCGTTCCTGAAGACCCGACTCGACAACGACGAGAAAGCCGCCCGCGCCGCCGCAGCCGTTCGCTGGCAAGACGAGGACGACTGGCAGGACGTCGACCCGTGGATGGCACTCCCGCCCGCCATAGCCATCCACGCGCTCCGTCACGATGCGGCGCGGGTGCTGGCAGACGTTGAGGCCAAGCGGCGCATCATCGCGCTGAACGACGAGGCCACGACTGACGCGCAGTCGTCCGACTACCTGGTCGCGGGCCCCGCGCGCCTCCTCGGCCGCGCTTTCGAACCTGTCCTCCGCCTGCTCGCGTTGCCGTACGCCGCCCACCCCGACTACCGGCCCGAGTGGGCCCCGAACACCTGAGGAACCTGTGTCCTGGCTCCAGTTCATAGCCGACATCAAGTGGGCCGTCGTCGCCCTGGTCGTGCTGGCCGTGGCCAGCCGCAAGCTGAAGCGGGTCAGCCCCGAGACCCGACAGGCCGTCCGTGACTCCCTGCTCACCCGCAAGGTGCGGCTGAAGCTCGGCGACGCCGAGGCCGAGCTGGGCGAGAAACAGCAGCTGGCCGAGGCGGCATCCACGGCTGCGGCCAGCGATGCCGAGCTGGTTGAGACGATCCAGCAGGCCACCAACGAGCCGCCGACTGCCGAGGCGTTGCAGCAGATCCGCCGCGACGCCATTGACGAGATCATCCGACAGACCGTCCGTCTCACCTGGGAGATGCGGGAGCTGGACTTCGCGCTCCCGCCGGTGCCGCATGTCGAATGGGACGGTGACCGCCCGTGGGTGACCTACGGCGCTGCGGTAAATGCCGAGCGCAAGCAGGCGCTGCGGGAACTCAGGAATCGACGGGCCCACAGTCTGACGGCGGCAGAACTCCTTAGGCTCGCGGAGGAGGCCGGGCCCAGGCTGCGTAGATGAGTAGCAGCTACGGAGCCCTTCGCGTTCCGGCGCGGCGTCGGGACCATGGCCACGGCGCGCGGGAGGATGCGGCCATGGACGACTGCCCGGCCACCGCCACGATCCAGCTTGGCGGCGAACTCTGCACCGCCATCTGCAACCTCCGGCCTGGCCACGACGGGCCGCACGAGGACCTGGTGCTCGGCGAGTGGGGCCAGGCCGCCGGAGGAGCTTGACCAAACCGTGATCTGACTGCACCATGGTCACCGGTGCTTCCAGCGTGCCCAGAAACCGCTGACAGCCCCACGACTACCGCCCCGCCACCGCCCCAGGTAAGCGGGGCTTTCGCATTCCCCGCTGGTGTAACGGTGCACACCCGCGCTGCCGCAGGCGGAATTGTCGTGGTTCGAATCCACGGTGGGGAGCTCGGCGGCACGGAAGTGCCGATGCAGTGTCCGGACGGCGCAGGGTCACACAGCCTGCCCGTGCCGCCGCCTCGCCCCCGGGAGGGCCCTGTGAGCGAATCCGACCGGGCGACGCCGCCCACCGAGTGGTGCGATTGGTGGACCGAGATCCACCAGCTGACCCCGGACCTTGCGTACGGCTGGGTGCCCCCGGAGCTCACCGCAGCCCCGGACGACCCCAACCCCTGGTTCTGGCACTGGTGCCCGACGACGGCTGGCGGCCGGTGGATCGCCCAAGCGACGCCGGAGCATGCCCTCCTCTCCCGCGCTCCCCTGCACATGGAGCCATCGCTGTTGTGGCCGTGCTGCGGAACTCACGGGTTCGTCCGCGAGGGTCGATGGATTCCAGCGTAGACGACCCGCAGCGCGCCCTCGACGCGCCACACCGGCTGCCGGACGAGTGGGATCCGATCCCGGGCCACTGCTCGCGCTGCGGCGGCGCGGCGTGGCTGGGTGAGCGCCGCTGGTGGCACGACGGACCCACCTGCCCCTCGCGCGGTCCGGCCGCCGACTTCATCCCCGACTGACCCTCACCGAAGGAGAACCCCATGTCCAAGATCGCCGAGAAGCTGCACGACCTCCTGCACGACGTGGTCGCCAAGTTCGAGGCCCTCGGCCACCCGGCCGCCGCCGAACTCCGCGCCCTCCACACCCGTATGGAGACCGACGCGCCCACCCTCGCCGACGACGCCAAGGCCGCCGCCCGCAAGCTCGAGGGCGCCGCCGAACAGGCCGGCGAGCACCTGGCCGCCGAGGCCGTCCACGACGCCACCACCGCCACCGAGCCGGCCACCGCCCCGACCACCCCGGCCGTCGAGCCCCCGGCGGCCACCACCAGCTGATGGGCCGCCGCCCCGCCAACCGGCGCGACGCCCACCAGGTCCCCATCATCGAACGCCGCCGCCAAGCCGTCGAACTCCGCATCGCCGGCAAGAGCTGGCAGGAGATCGCGGACCTGCTCGGCTACGACTCCAAGGGCACCGCCTGCGGCGACGTCCGCCGCGCCCTGCAGAAGGCCGTCGAGAAGCTTGCCGTACCCATGGAGGAGTACCGGCAGCTCGAGCTCGACCGGCTCGACAAGATGCAGGACGCCCTGTGGCCCAAGGTGCTGGAGGGCGACACCCGGACGGTCGACACCAGCCTGCGGCTCATGGACCGGCGCGCCAAGCTCCTCGGCCTCGACGCTCCCACCCGCACCGAGGGGGTGCTGACCCTCGATGCCATCGACGCCAGCATCGCCCAACTCACAGCCCAGCTGGACACTGCTCGAACACAAGCTGGCCAGGCTGACCAAGCTCCGTGAGCTCCTGGCCGAACAGCAGCAGCTGGAGGCCGAACGCCTCGCCCAGGTCGACGTGTTCGGCATCCTCGGCTACCAGCCCCACCAGCAGCAGCGCGAGTTCCACGGCGCGACCGAGGACGACGTCCTCTACGGCGGGGCGGCCGGCGGCGGCAAGTCGGTGGCCATCGTCATGGAGGGCCTGCGGGCGTGCGTGCGCTACCCCGGGATCCGGGTCCTGCTGGTCCGCCGCACGTACGACGAGCTCGCCGAGTCCGTGTTCCCGGTGCTCGCCAAGTTCGGCTACGCCGGCGAGTTGGGCGCCCGGTGGAACGGCACCGAGCGGGAACTGCGGTTCCCCAACGGCAGCCTGTTCCGCTTCCGGTACATGGAGAACCTGGCCGACGCGAGCAGGCGCCAGGGTGGCGAGTACCAGCTGCTGCTCGTGGACGAGACCACGCTCATGCCGCCGGGCGTGGTCGACATCCTCAAGTTCGAGCGGCTTCGCTCCGGCGGCCGGGTGCCGGTCATCGGCACCCGCTCGACCTGCAACCCGGGCGGCCCGTCACACGCGCAGGTCAAGGCCCGCTACATCGACGGCACCGCCCACGGCACGAACGTGGTGGCCGACGACCAGGGCCTCACCGTCCGGTTCGTCCAGGCCAAGGCCACCGACAACCCCCACCTCGACGGGAGTTACCACCGGCGGCTGAACTCCATCCCGGACCCGCAGCGACGCGCCGCGATGCGAGACGGCGACTGGGACCAGTTCGCCGGGATGATGTTCCCCGAGTGGCGCCGCGAACGGCACACCCTGGACCCCATCACCCTGCCCGCCGAGTGGCGCCGCTACAACGGCATCGACTGGGGCTTCTCGGCCCCGTGGTGCGTGCTGTGGGCCGCGGTCGACGAAGACGGCCGGGTGTACATCTACCGGGAGATCTACAAGACGCAGGTCGGCGAGGCCGAGCAGGCCCGGCAGATCCTCGCAGCCGAGGCCGGCGAGACCATCGGCCCCCGCTACGCCGATGACGCCATGTGGGCGACCAGAGGCGACGCCAGGCCGATCGCCTCCATCTACGCCGAGAACGGGGTGCACCTCACCCCAGCCGGCAAGGGCGGCCGCGTCCCGGGCTGGCAGCGCCTGCACACCTACCTCGAGGAAGCGCCGGCCTGCGCGCACCACCGCGCGATGGGCTGGGAGACCTGCCCGCGGCTGCACGTCTTCACGACCTGCCAGGAGCTGATCCGGACCCTGCCGGCCCTGCCGCACGCGCAGACCGGCGACCCGGAAGACGCGGACACCAAGGCGGAGGACCACGCACCGGACAGCCTCCGCTACCTGCTGATCAACCTTGGTGGGGGCGCCCGCTTCCCGCTGCTGGACGACGGCGAGGTACCCGCGATCGAGCAGGACCTGAAGCAGCCGTTCGCCGGCGTGTTCGCCATCGCCCGCACCCCCGACGACCCTGACCACGACGACGACACCCCGGAGCGCGGGGCGGTGAGGAGGTCGCCGTGGGCGTGATCTCCAGCACCTGGGCTTGGATGATCGGTCGCTCAGAGCCCGTCAGCGAGGCCACGACGCCCGTCATGACGGCCCCGTCCGGCCCGACGCCGCAGCAGGCTGCCCGGCGCGGCTACGAGTACGGCATCCCGCGCGGCGGCACCACCGAGTACAACCAGGGCGGCGGCGACCTCGGTTCGGACAGGCGCGAGACGCTTCAGCAGCTGTACCAGGTGTACGCCACCTGCACCTGGTCGAGCGCCTGCGTGGACGCCATCGCCCGGACGGTGACAGCCGGGGGGCTGTACATCGACTGGGCGCAGGACGACCAGGAGGGCACCCGGAAGGCGCCGTCCCGGCCACCGGAGGTCGTCCGGCTCCAGCAGCTGATCGACTACTGCAACCCGTACGAGGACATGCAGCAGCTGCTACGCGGCATGGTGACCGACCTTCAGGTCGCCGGGGACTGCTACCTCGAGGTGGTCTGGTTCCTCGGCGAGCCGATCGCCCTGTACAGCCTGGACGCCGCGAGCATGCGGATCATCTCCGACCCGCACGGCGTGGTCACGCAGTACATCCAGCTCACGGACGACGGTCAGCGCGCGGTCTTCGAGCCGGACGAGATCATCCACGTCAGCATGGACACCCCCCGGTCCGGCCTGCACGGCATGTCGCCGACGGAAAAGGCGCTCCTGCCGATCACCACCTGGCTGTACGCCTCGGGGTTGCTCAAGGAGACGATGCGCAAGGGCGACCCGCCCACGCTGCACATTGACTTCCCCGAGAGCATGTCCGAGAACGCCGTCAAGCGCTGGTTGCAGCAGTTCCGGGTGCGGGTCCTCGGGCCGAAGAACAAGGGCGAGCCGGTGGTGACGACCGGCGGCGGCCGGGTCACCGAGCTGCAGCCATCCAAGATCCCTGACCTGCACACCACCAAAGATCAGGCGAGGGACGAGATCCTCGCCGACTACGGCGTCCCCCCGGCGCAGGTCGGCGTCATCGAGTCCGGCAACCTCGGCGGCGGCACCGGCGAGTCCCAGCGGCGCACCTTCATGGTCAACACCTGCGGCCCGATCGCCGGGCTGATCCTGGAAAAGCTCAACTTCCACCTGGCCAAGCGCGGGTTCGGCATCGACGGCTGGCTCCTGCGCTTCCGGGACGTCGACATGCGCGACTCCCTCACCCTGGAGCAGATCCGGGACATGCGGATCCGCAACGGCCTGTACACCCTCGACCGCGGCCGGGCCGAGATCGGCGAACCCCCGGTCGAGGGCGGCAGCGACCCGGTGCTGATCGACCGGCAGAACCTGGTGCTCTGGTCGGACGTCGCCGTCATGTCGAAGGCCATCGTCGCCAAGGCCGCGGCCCCCGGGCTCCAGGCCGGCGCGCTGGTCGACGGCATCGACATGCAGCCACAGCCCGAGCCGCAGCCGGTGCCGCCGGAGCTCGCGGCGCACGCCGCCGCGATGGCCGCCGGCCGGCAGCCTCCGGCGCCCGGCCAGCCGCCCGCACCGCCCGGCAAGACCGCGGCCGAGGCGTACGACTGGCGGACCTACTACGAGGACGACCCGGACGACGAGGAGGAGCCTGATGACTTCGCCTCCCGACTCCGGGCCGCCCTCGCAGCCTGACCCGCCCGGCCCGACCAGCGACCAGCCCGAGCCGCCCCGCGAAGGGCCCGACCGGGCGCCGGACGGGGCGCTCACCGCGGCAGGCGCCTGGCCGCTGATCCGCAAGGCCGTCTTCTGATGGCCGGCACGGGCCGGCCGCCGACGCTGCAACTCGGCGCGCTGACGGGCGTCTGGGCGGCGGTCTACCGGCTCCGCGACCGCCTGGAGGCCGAGGCGGTCGACCAGGTGCTCGCCGCCTGGGGCCCGCTGGTCGCGGACCTGGACCTGACGGCCGTCATGACGACCCTGAGCCAGCAGCTCGACCTCGGCGAGGCAGCTACTGACGGCCCGGCGGCGGACCGGCGGCGGCACGTGCAGCAGGTCACCACGGCCGCCGTCCTGGCCCGGCTCGCCGGACTAACCAGCCGCCCCGGCTGGCCCCGGCTGATCGCCGCGCTCACCGCGGCGATGCGACG